ATGTTTCGGGTCGAGCGCAAGACCAATGAGAACCCGATATACATCGAATGGGAGCTCTCGGCCTCAATCGATAATCAGGGCGCTCAGATACCCGCGCGCATGGTCATTCGTGACACTTGCACCTGGCGCTATCGGGTTTGGAACCCGCTCTCCGCGAGCTTTGATTACTCGCTCGCGCAATGCCCCTACGTCGGGTCAACCTATGACGTCTACGACAACGTCACGACCGACAATACGAAAGATGACTGCGGGCGAAGCGTCAATTCCTGCAAGATTCGCTTTGGCTCGACGGCTGCGCTCCCTTTCGCTGGCTTCCCCGGCGTCGCGAGATTCCAATGATCCTGACGCCCCAGAACATCAAGGATCTGAACGCGCACGCGATACGTGAATTTCCGAAAGAATCTTGCGGGCTGATCGTTGATGGCGATTACATGCCTTGCTTCAACTACGCCTCAAAACCAGAGGAAGATTTTTCGATCTCCGGAGCGGTGCAGTCAAGCCTGATTATCGCAGGGAAAAAGATCGAAGCTGTCGTTCACTCGCATCCCAACGGCCCCTACTTCCCTTCGCAGCTCGATATGCAGGGCCAGATCGACACAGCGCTTCCCTGGGTGCTTGTCGCGACTGACGGGGCGCTTGTGTCACCCCCGGAAATCTGGGGCGCTGACACCCCTGTTCCGGCGATCCTGGGGCGCACCTTTATGCACGGGATACGCGACTGCTACAGCCTCGCGCGCGACGTCTTCAAGCTCGGCAAGGTTGAACTAGCCAAGCAAGACGTCGAATGGCCGTTCGATCCTATCGTCATTCACGAATACCCCCGCAAGGATGGTTGGTGGGGTAGTCACAAGAAGCCCGATCAAGACCTCTACGCCGAGAACTTCATGAAGGAAGGCTTCGTGAGAATTCAGCGCGAAGAGGCTCGCCCCGGTGATGGATTCCTCATGAAGATTCACAGCGAGCGCCTTAACCACGCGGGGCTGCTTCTCACTGGCGGGCTTCTCGTTCACCACCTTCCCACGCGGCTCTCTCGTCGGGAGCCCGCTGGCATCTGGGCTCGCGCCGCTGATATCTGGGTTCGATACGAGGGTAACAATGCTTAGGAATGTCTGGCTTCACGGCCGTCTCGCCGATGAGTTCGGCCCTGTCTTTCGCTTCGACGTAGAAACGGCTGGCGACGCTATTCGCGCGCTTCATTGCAATTTCCCGACCTTCCTCGTCTCTGCTCAAGAGGGTTCATTCGAGATTGTTCGCGGCGATATCGAAGACGACAGTATGCGCCTCGAGCTCGATCAGGTGAATGAGTTTCGACTCGGCAAGGCTGATCTTCATATCATCCCGCACATCACCGGCTCGAAGAGTCAGAACGCGGGCGGCACGCTTAAGGTTATCCTCGGTGTCGCGCTTGTTGGCACGGCTTTATTTATGTCGGGCGGGACGCTGGGCGCCGGCCTTATGTCCACCGGCATTCTAAGCGGGCTTACCTACGGCAATGTCGCCATGGTGGGTGTAGCGCTCGCGGTCGCCGGCGTCGCGACCTTGCTCTCGCCCAAACAGCAAGATCCCTACAATCAAGCCAGCTTCACGCTGAGCGGCCCCGGCAACTCCTATGCTCAGGGAAACCCCGTACCGCTGGTCTATGGCGAGGTTATCGTCGGTTCGCAGCTGGTCTCGGGCTCACTCGATATTGAACAAATCCCGGTCAATTGGGATCCGACCAACGGCAACACCTCCATTGACACTTTCGATCCCGAGACCGGGCAAGGCGTCGTTTCTGGCGGCCCCACCTCCTATACTCAACCTTCTGGTTACACCTGATGAACGCCATTGTAGATATTCGCGGTTCGGGTGGTGGCAATCCTTTTGCCGCGCCCACTTCAAACGGCGGCTCTGGTAAGGGCGGCGAGCAGGGCGTTCAAAGCAATAATACGCTTCGATCGGCTGCGTTCGCGCGCCTCGTCGAGCTAATCTGCGAGGGTCCGATCGAGGGTCTCGTAAACGGCGGTGAGTCAATCTATTTCAATCAGACGCCGGTCGTTAATGCCGATCAGACCGTCAACTTTAGAGGCGTTCAGTGGTCTGCTCGTAACGGTCTCCCTGATCAAGCTGGACTTGTCGGTAATGCGACCGCTGAAAATCAGACCGCCGTTAACGTTCAATGCCAATTCAATGTGCCGCCGACTGTCGTAACCATCGACGATGTCGAGGCGACGTCCGCGCGCGTTATCGTCAGCGTCCCCGCGCTCTCCTCGACCGATAACAACGGTAACACGGGGCCGACGAATGTCTCATGGCAGGTCTGGTGTCAGCCCAGTGGCGGCGCTTGGGCGATGGTGGATGAGGTCGATCTGCTAAACCAGATGTGCACCTCGGTCTATCAACAGCAGAGCGTCTTTAATCTACCGCCAGGCGGCTCGCCATGGAACATTAAGGTTGTTCGGCTGACACCCGACTCCTACACGATCAATCTTCAAAATCAGACCTGGTTCGACTCCTATACGAGCGTCGTCGCGGGGAATTTCATCTACCCGAACTCGGCTGTGGTCGGTCTAACCGTTGCCGCGGAACTCTTTAGCGCAACTTCGATCCCCGGCCGATCATTTCACATTAATGGCCTCATCATCCAGGTGCCGTCAAACTACAATCCGACGACACGCATCTATACGGGTATCTGGGATGGCACTTTTCAGAATCTCTACTCGTCAAACCCCGCGTGGGTTCTCTACGACCTTCTGACGAACAATCGTTATGGAATTGGCGCCTATATCGACGTAACCAAAATCGACAAGTGGTCGCTCTACACGATCGGTCAATACTGCGATCAGATGGTCATGGATGGCTTCGGAGGCACGGAGCCGCGATACGCATTCAATGGCGTTCTGAATAATCGTCAAGACGCATGGAAAGCGCTCATGAGCGTTACCTCCTGCTTCCGTGGCATGATCTATTGGGCGACCGGCCAAGTCTTCACAACCGCCGATATCCCCGCCGACCCGCTGAAGCTCGTGGCGCCGGCCGACGTCGTCGGTGGTCATTTCAGCTACAGCGGGACCGCGCTCAAGACCCGACACAGCGTCGCGATGGTCAAGTGGAATGATCCGCTAGCCTTCTGGTCGCCGGCGCTCGAGGTCGTAGTCAACGGCGCGCAGATGAATCAGTTCGGCTGGCGCGAGACTAATCTCACCGCGGTAGGCTGCACGAGTCGCGGTCAAGCGAATCGCATGGGGAAGTGGATCCTCGATACCGAGCAATATTCCACCGAGACCATCGAATACGTGGCTTCCTGGGATCACGTCGGCGTTGTGCCTGGTCAGATCATCTCGGTAGCCGATCCTAATAAGGCCCAGGTTCGGATCGGCGGCCGCATCGTGAGCGAAGTCAGTTCTGGCGTCTATAAGCTCGACGCGGTGTTCACGCCGACCGTGGGCGAAACCTATACGATGATGGCCGAACTGCCGGACGGTACGATCGGAACCGCCGCGGTGTCCAGCTTCAGCGGCGCCAACGTTACTCTGACGGCGGACTTCGCGATCCCCGCCGCTCCGAACACGCTTTGGGTTCTCACCGGAACCGAAGTATCGCCGATGATGTGGCGCGTGCTATCGGTCGTAGAGACTGATAAGCATCTTTTCAAAGTGACGGCTCTATTTTATGATCCGACCAAGTACGCGCGCGTCGAGGATATGCAGCCGCTCGCGCCTATTCAGTATCATCAGGTCAAGACAACGATCGATCCGCCTAGTAACTTCAGCGCGACAGAAACCCTAATTCTTCAGAATGGCGTCGCAGTCAATAACGTCGTGTTGTCGTGGACGCCATCAGACGACTTCTTGGCGTCGAGTTATCTCATCACGGGCTTTAGCCCTGCCGGCGGCGGTCAAATTACTTTCGGCAACGCCACAGCGACGAATTTCACTATCAACAACTGCGTTCTCGGTCTGTGGACCTTCAATATTCAGAGCGTGGGCTATGCTGGTCAGGTGTCGACCAATATTTCCATAACGTTCAATGTCGTGGGATGGGCGGGAGCGGAACCGCCGACTGTCACCTTACTTGAAGTCTTCAATGGCGGTGAGAATACGAACTTCGGCGGGCCGGATTGCCATGTCACCTGGCAGAACAACTTTCTCGGGGCGAACTACGACGCGGGGCAAGAGCCTGTAGCCGCGGGCGCCGGCACTGGCTCTCAGAGCCCCTTTTATCGCTGTAATATAGTTACGATCTCAGACGTCGCCACGGGCGCTATCTTTCGCACCGAGACTGTCTATACGTCGGACTATATCTATACGTTTGCCAAAAACACTTTGGATAATTCCGCCTTTAATCGAGGACCGCAGCGCTCATTCATAGTGACGGTCGTCGTTCAGGATACTTTGGGTAATCAGTCCTTACCGGTCTCGATCACACCAGATAACCCGCCCCCCGCGGTTATTATGCCGACGCTGACGGCAGGTCAGTCCAGTATCTATCTTAATTACGTGAACCCGACTGATCCCGATTACGTCGGCGCTTTCATTTGGGTCTCTACAAATCCAACATTTAATCCGCTGACGACAACGCCAACCTATCAAGGATCGAATAATTTTCTGGCTATACCGGCGCTTCCGTCAACGGTTTATTACATCTGCATGGCGGGTTACGATCAATTCGGAACCATGAATCTCAATATTTCGCCGGTACAGTCGGTCGAGGCTATCGGTATTATTCTCGATACATCCGCGCCGAACGTCCCGACTGATCTCATTTTGTCGGCTGGAACGCTCACGCTTCCCACGGGTACGGTTCAGGCGGTTCTAAATGCGTCTTGGGATGTCAGTCCTTCG